ATGGAAGATTGTTGGCTTTAAACACGTGGGAAGGGACAACGATTGGCGGGGCAGCTGGCGCACAGAACTTTTTCTCAAGATGCAGATTTAGTCAGATTGGCAGCCCTATCGCTGCTGACGCATGGCGTTCGGATATATTTGGTAAAGGTGGCTTTATAGATGCGCCAACAAACGAATCTATCGTCTCTGTGGCTTTCTTTAGAAATACGTTAATCGTTTTCTTTGAATATTCCACTTGGCAGTTGAGATATCTTGGTGAATATGGCCTTCCATTTATTTGGGAACGGATTAGCTCTGATTTTGGCTCTGTAAGCACATATAGCAGCATAGTTTTTGATCAAGGTATCATGACTGTAAGCGATCGCGGTATCATTCAGGCAAGCGCTGGTGGCCTAACGCGATTAGATGAGCAAATACCAGAAACGGTTTTCAGTTTTGAAATTCAGAACAAGGCACCGAATTTTGTCCACGGGATACGCGATTTTGAAAAGGAAGTTGTATATTGGAATTATGTCGATACGACGAACATAGGAGAATTACAAACATTTCCAAACACAACCCTGCTGTTTAACTATAGAAACAACACATGGGCACAGTTTAGAGATACGATAACCTGTTTTGGCACTGCTCAATTCCAATTGGGCATTACATGGGATAGTACAACAACCTTCTGGGATAGCGAAGTTAGCTGGGATGACTCAGACGACCAAAACTATGTAGACTATGTAACAGCTGGAAACCAGCAAGGATTCGTTTCTATATATGAAAATGCAGAAGCTCAATCGCCTGTTGGTGACAGAACGATTTACGCTCAGAGTTTGTACATAGCTGCTGTAGATTTCACCCAGCATCCAACACGATTTACAGTGCCTAACCATAATCTACAAAATGAAGAACTCCTATACATAACAGGCACATTGTGGTCTGGTGTAGACCCTGGGTTAAATAACATTATATATAATGTTTCTGTTGTCGATGCCGACACGATCACTTTGGGCACATGGACAGGAAATAATTATGCAGCGGTAGATAAGATTTCCTCAGCTGTATATTTAGGAAGTGGTGTTATCGCTCTTTTACCTGTCATGAATATTGTTGGTAAGGATTTCAACCCATATCAGGCACAAGGAAAGCAATTTAAGATATCATTCATCGACTTTCAGATGGATTCCAACGAATTCATACCGTCAATTCCAGCCATAACCGTTCAATTGTTTGTTAATTCGTACTTGGGAGAACAGGCAAATCTTCTTATAGGAAATCAGGAGCTTTTGAATTCGTCTTTGCAATCTGGATTTATCACAGGCGCAGACAAAACAAATCCGTGCATGATAACAAGTCCTGGTCACAGTTTGACAACAGGATCAGTTATATATATTGCAAACGTGCAAGGTATGAACAATTTGAATTCAGCCAACTACACGATAACGGTTGTAGATGCTGATAGATTCACTTTAGACGGAATAAACGCGACAGTATTTGGCACATATACAAAAGGCGGCATTTGGAATGCTTTACCGGCTCCCGGTACTATCTACCAGTCAGGATCGCAATATGCTTGGTATAGATTCTATAGCACGAATTTTGGACAATATCTGCGCGTAGCTATAACATACGATGATGAATTGATGAACCAACTAGCCACACATCAAACAGGCATGGAATTGAACGCGATGAACTTCTGGTTTAGAGAAGGCGGTCGACTCATAAACTGACCATGTAAAGCCGCTGTACATTTAACCTGTTGGTTGTACAATGTAAAGCAGCTGTACATTGAGAGGGTTTATGACAGAGAAAAAATGCACAAAATGCGGTCAGACAAAGAAATTAGACGGATTTTACAAAAAGAAAAATGGCCTTTGCGGCCGACATGCAGAATGTAAAACATGTCTGTTAATGAGAGATCGTGCCGTCAGAGCAAAAAGATCGGAAGCGGCAAAGAAGTTCAAAAACAAGAAAGATTGGATCAGGAAAAAAGTATTGTCCGAGTTAGCAAATGACCTTTTCGAGTGACCTTAGCTTAAACACAAACCAGCTGCCAATCTCACTGGATGTAAACCCAGACGAGCCAGATTACCAATCTATTCTGCAATTGTATTTGCGACGGGTAGCAAATTCTGTAAACACGAAAGAAAGCGGTTTATTTCTTCTACAAGAGAACGCAAACTTTGAGCAATGGTTCGGGTTGACTCCACAACAAAACCGCAGCGCATACAGGATAACAGTCGATCTCGTGGCCTTAAACGGTGGTAATATCCCCATAGGCGCAACGCCAATAACTTTAACAGCTAGCACGCAGCCCCCAGCGATAGTCGGTTATAAATATCCCGTCCAGGGATTTGGTGGTTGTGTCGATACAGCGGGAAATTCATATTTTCCTAGCGATCCAAACGTGACAATCACATATACAAACTCGACAAATACAATTAATATTATCAACAATACAGGAAACGCCCTTACTTGGGCTGTGTGGGTTATGGAATATCTGAAAAATTAGGTGAATTATGCCAAAACCAAATTGGAGTGGAGCAGCTCAGGGTGGAATATCAGGAGCAAGTGCCGGGTCAGCCTTTGGCCCTTGGGGAGCTGCTATTGGTGGCACTATAGGTGGTTTAACTGGTTTGTTGTCTGGAAATGCAACAGACAAAGAAAAAATGTCTAAAATACCCACAGGAACACCAGAACAACAAAAGTTTGGCCAGGATTTGCTATCACTCCTTAACCAGTCTATGGGGCAAGGTGGGGGATATTCAAATGCTAACGATTACTGGAATCAATTGTTAGGTCCCAATCAAGAACAGGCTCTTAATCAATTTTCAGCTCCATATTTACAACAATTCAAAGAACAGGTTCTTCCTGGAATAGCTGAAAGATTTGCTGGAGCTGGAGCTTTGTCTTCAAGCGGGTTTGGTCAAGCTTTAGGTGGTGCAGGAGCAGGATTGCAAGCTCAACTAGCCCAATTGTTTTCTGGCTTACAATCACAAGCGGCACAAAACCAATATGGTCAATTTAACCAGATGGCAAACACTGGGTTAAGTTATCAACCATTTGCATATTATCAAAAACCTGGGGGATCCAATACTCTAGGCGGTTTCATGCAAGGTTTTGATCCAGACTCTCTGTCTGGCATTGCTAGTTTGTTTAAAAATAGCGGAGGAACTTCACCTAACCCGCAATTTAATTTAGCTTCACAAGGCGCGAAAGCAGCAGGATTATTTTAGGTAAAATATGGTTCAAATCATTCGCGGTGGTACGGAACAGAATGAAGCCAATGAAAGAATTGGCTTTCGCATGGGTAAAAGCTTAAGCGACACCTTAACGAATTACTCTGCCAACAAAGCTTTGCAAAATGTTCTCACAGACAAAAGCCTACAAGATCAGCCTATGTCTGTGCGTTTAGGTAAACTTCAAGAGGCTCTTTCTCCTTATGGTCAAAAAGGAATGGAAGTTCTGCAAAACAGGTTGGCTATAGAACAGCAACAGCAGCAGGAAGCAGAGCAAGAAGTATTAGGTAAAATCTATTCAGGAAAACAAGTATCGGAAAAAGAACTCGCCAAAGTATCCCCGCAGAATCAAGCAAAAGTATTTGAATTACAAAAAAGAAGACAAGCAGGAAGGAGCGTTTACGAATCTCTCATTAGAGCGGGTTATCCAGAAGAAACGGCTGCATTATGGCAAAATCAGCTAGAAAATGCACCGATAGGTGGGCAAACAGATGTTATTCGTAATGTAAATGATCTTCTTGTTCGTTCTAGATCCGGAAAAGGAATTGAACAAGAAGAACAGAAAACACAAATAAAACCATCCATTGATATTCCAGGAATCGAAAGCGGCACATATGACTTAGAATTTCCAAATCTTCCTGAACCTGTTGGCCTAAAACCAGCTGATATTGTCCGACAAAATGAGCATAGAGAAAAAACTAATGGTCCTATTTACACAGAAACTGTAGACCGATTAAATGCGTTAGATGATGAATATCGAGAAGTAAAACATTTGCAGGATTTAAACGAGATTCCAGATGCATTGCCAACAGGTTTTGAAAAGTGGAATGTTGATTGGGACACTGGAGACCTTCGAATTAAAGCGTTGGCAACTCCAGAAACTCAAGATTATGTCAAAACAATCGCTCGTATGGCTAGACGGGCGAAAGACTTTTTCCCAGGGCGTGTTACAAACTTTGACTTAGACCAGTTTAAACAGGGCTTCCCAACGCTTGCCAACAGCCCTGAAGGTCGTCGTATTATTGCCGAACAATTAGCACTAGGAAACAGAATAGCATATCTGAAAGACGAGACTTTAAAAGCAGCTTACGACCATTACGGTTCTGGAGCCGATCCTGTTCTTGTGAAAAAGTATGCGACGGAAAATTATCGCAGATTAAAAGGACAACTAGAAAATCAGCTCAAATCGGTCAATGAAATGGCTCGTTCAAAAATAGAATCTGAACAAAAAACAGAATCTAAACCCTCTCTTGAGGATATTTTCGGATGACATCTCCTTATCAACAGGCTTTGAATTCTGGATATTCTGACGAAGAAATTTTAGATTACTTATCTAAAAAAGACCCTGCATTTCAATCGAAATATCTAAAAGCTCGTCAAGCTGGCTATGGAAATGAAGATATAATCAAACATCTTTCTGTTCCAAAAAAGAAAAAAGATTCTGAATTTGAACATAATTTTCGAACTGCTGCACAAATTCCCCAAGGTATTGCTGAAGCTACAAGAAAATTTGGTATTCCAACCGCTTTATGGCATTTGCTGGCTATGGGAGAGGTAAACGATCCTGAAGAGTTAGACAGATTAAGAGCTATTCACGAAAGAGAGGGTATCCCTTTTAATGAAGAAGCTTATGAAGAGGCTGGCCATAGAGCATTGGGTACTGTGCCGACAGTTGGAAATATCGCTTCTAAGATAGAAGAAAAATTTGGTGTCC